GCGAACGAGCTGGCCCGACGTAAAGAGGCCGGTCTCGGTGGCATGGAGCGCTACGGCAACGAGATCCAGCGGCGTAAAGAAGCGGGCATCAACGCCCTGTCCGCGCTCAACCAGCAGGCGGCGGCGCGTACGGCCGGCTACCTCAACGCACTCGGTAACATCGCGTCTCTCGGCCGCGAGCACTACACGATGCTCGGTAAGACCACGGGCCAGGGTGGCATCAATGTCGGAGGTGGCTAATGCCCATCAATGATGACGACATCCCCGCGATGAGCGACCGCTACTTGACGTCGGGTATTGCCATGCGCAACATGAACGGCGTTCGGGCGAGCAATCTCAGCGAGCGTATGGTTACAAGTTCCGCGCGCTCAAGCGGTCTCCACCGTCACGGCACCGGAGGCTACAAGCAGCGAGCGGGTAACGGCGCGGCTCTCGTTTTGGGTCAGGCCCAGGCCGAACAGAAATCCAAGTCCCCGACCGTCTCTCGGCCCGTGAACACCGACATCAAGGGCACGATCCCCTACCAGTCGTCACCCGACGTCGCTGGATCCGCGACCCAGTCCACGCAGGATCAGACCCACGGTACGACCGGCGGTATCCCGAACGATGTTCACGGTAGTCGTACCGACCGTGGCGCCTCCGATCAACCGAACGAGGCGACGCGTAAGGCGACCAACCCCAACAAGGTCGATTACTTCGGGAAGGCGTCGGAGACTCCGGGGACCGCGACCGAAGCCACGGCCTTCTCGAGAGCGGCGGGCTCGATGTCCGTTGCGCCTACTCGCGAGTCTCCCGGTGGCGGAGCCACGGACAACGATCAGGACCCCTACCCGACAATGGCGACGGCTCGTACGAGTGCGGCTCGCGACAAGCTCCGCCAGAAGATCGAGCATCCGAATCTCTGGGATGCCTTCGTCGGGACCAACAAGCAGGTCAACGACTACTCTCAGAACTACGCGCTGGCCCGAACTCTCGATCAGCAGGAGTATCAGGACAAGGTCAGCCAGTGGAACGCTCGTCATCCGCAGGACCCGAGGTCGGCCCAGAGCTTCCCCGAGATGTCGGCCATGCACGGGGTGAACGAGAACGGCGAGATCATCATGCTGGACAAGGCCGGCGGTCAGCATCCCCAGCGGGGCGTCTACGATCCTAGGCTACGGGCTCGAGAGAAAGCGGCTGCGGCCGGTGGTGGCGGCGGTTCCTACACCCCTCACATCCAGACCGACACCACCGGCAACGTCTTCGACGTCGAGAAGAGTCCGCTTGGCCCCATGGCCCAGCCGGTCATGGACGCGCGGTACCTCACGCAGCAGCAGGGACCGACTGCGCCGGGACAATCTCTGCCTGACGTCCCGACGCGCCAGCTTCGTACCGTTCCGAAGACCCAGCCCTCCGAGTTCATGGGCGGTCTAGCGGTGGGTGTTGACCCGGAGACGGGAGCGCCCGCCTTCTACCGTGGCACGCGTGGTGGTGCCGGAGCGAAGAAGGTCGAGGGCGTCACGCCTCCTCCGAAGGAATCTCCCGACGACAAGGAAGCCCACCAGCGGGCGATGAAAGCTCAGGCTATCGCCATGGCTGAAGCCGCCAAGCAGGGTGTCGAAGGGGACGAGCTAGTGCAGGCTGGGCTCGATGCCTACGAGAAGGCGAAGGCCGGCGCCGGGAAGCCCAAGGATCAGTCTCCGTTGAAGGCAGCGCCATCTCACGGCGGCGGCGGGAAGAAGTTCACGGTAACGAAGGACGGGAAGATCGTAGAGAATTAGCCGATGCCGCAGACCGTCGTTGACGAGGAGACCGGGAACGAGTACGAGTTCCCTGACGACTTCCCGAAAGAGAAGTTCGCCGAGGTCATCCGTCAGCACAAGACTCCGGCCCCGGCCAAGTCCTTCCAAGCCGTCCCGCCCCCTACACCGAACGAGAACCGCGACGACAAGCTCCTCGGTCCAAAGCCCATCACGCCGCTCGCCGCTCGGCCAGATGAGGAGCCGGACCCCCAGATCGCCAAGCCGGCGGTGGGGGCGCCGAGCCAGGACGAGGCCGGATTCCAGTCTTGGTACAAGGCCAACGCCCAGAAGACGGGGTTGAATCCGAACCCCGACGCACCCGAGCACCACTACGACTACCGGGCGGCGTTCAGGGCCGGCGTTCAGGGTCCCGACGAGACGGGGCACTGGCCCTCCGAATTCAAGGCGGACGACCACCCGAATCGATTCATCCCGCAGCCCGGTGGGGCGACGCTCGATAGCAAGAGCGGGCGAGTGATAACCGCCTCGGAGCAGGCTGGCTTCCGCCCGAGCCCTCCCTCGTACGGCCCCGGCTCGGTAGCCGAGAAGGCGAAGGCCCGCCTCGGCGAGCTTCTCCGTCAGCAGAACCGCGAGAAGGAGCAACCCAGAAGTCTCGAGGAACTCGGGAACGCCGCGAGCCGTCCGCTCTTTGCCGGAGCCGCCGATTCGATCTCGAGAAACGCTCCGGTCATCGCTCGAGACGTAGCCGAATCCCCCATCGCCAAGGCCGTAGCGCCCATCATCCCTGGCGGGAGGGCCGCTCTCCAAGCCGCGCCGCTGATCGGCGACATCGCCGGCCGGGGGGCGGAGACCGGGCTCGAGCCTGGACTCAAGGCCGCCGAGGGGGCCTACGATCAAGCGATCCAGAGTCCCCAGGCCCAAGCCCTCCTTCGAAACATCCCGGACCCCGTGGCCCAGGCCGTCATCCCGCAGGCCGGGAAGATCGCCACGGGAGCGGCTCGAGTGGCGACGGGGGCCACGGAGGCCCTGGCCTCTCAGATCACCCCCGCCAATGTCGGGATCATCGCCGGAGCGGCGGGGCTTCCGGGCGTGGCGGGGAGAGCGCTCTCGGCATACTTCGCCGGGAAGATGGGGTACGACCTCGCCAAGAACGAGATCCCGGCTGCGGCCGAGGCCATTGCCGCCGGCAACTACGAGGAGGCCGAGAAGCTCGTGGGTGGGGCTGCCGTCTCCACGGTGATGACGGCCATGGCGGCGGCCCATGCGGCGGGGGCCAAAGAAGGGGCGGCTCGAGCGAGCGAGCCCAAGGCCGAACCCGTTTCCGAGTCGACGCCTCAACCTACTGAACCTACGGCAGTTACGCCTGAAACCAAGCAAGCATCGACGCCCATCTTCGTCCCTCCCGGCGAGACGCCCCCTCCCGAGGCGTCGAACCTCGCGATGGCCGACACCGGCAAGGGGATGGTCTTCTACGACCCGGAGACCATGACCAAGCGGCAGGCGGTGGAGTCGGTGGTGGCCGAACTGAACCGCCAGATCAACGCTCCGCCGGACGAGCCCGCCCCTCAGCCTGCGCCCGTGCCGCCTATTCCCGGCGCTGAGGCGCCTCCGGAGCCGCCACCGCTCGTCCCAGTGCCCGAGGAAGCCCTCCGAGGAGGGCCGGCCAGGGGGCGCTACGAGATCCGGCAGCCGGGCACCGAGCCCATCTACGAACGGCGGGGCATGGTGGAGCCCCCGGAGGAGATTCCGGATGGTGAGGACCGGCGCATCGCCGAACGTCGGGCGGCCATCGCCAAGGAGGTCAACCTTCCGGAGGGGCACCCAGCCGTTCGCCGTGTCCTTGAGAGCGAAACCTCCAAGACGGCTGGGATTCAGAACCGGAACGCCTTCGACATCGCCGAGGCTCAGGGTGAGGCGGGGGCCTACGCGATGTCGGACTCGGACGGTCTCAAAGCCCTAAATGACACCCATGGATACGCCGCTGGAGACGCCATGCTGGCGGCGAAGGCTAGGGCGGCCCAGCAGGCGGGGCTCGAGGTCTACCACGACAAGGGAGATGAGTTCCTCTACCGAGGGAAGGACGCCGAGAGCCTCCGAACGGGACTCGAAACGGCAAGGGGCATTCTGAAAAAGAGCCGAATTGCCGTTGACTATCCGGACGGGACGACCAAGATTTTCACCGGGGCCGACTTCAGCTTCGGCGTAGGAGAGAACGTCAATGGGTCCAAAAATGCCATCGCCGCCGCCGAGCGCGCCCTCCACGAGCACAAGGCCGCCAGAGAAGCCGCCGGAGAGCGAGCCCGTGGAGAACTTCGCGGCATTCGTGAAGTCGCTCCCGAAGGGGAGCAAGGTGAGATTCGAGCTGGACCCGAACCCGAAGCGACGCGGGTACTTCCCTCCGGCGCACCACCCGCCGAAGCTCCGCCACGAGGAACGCCCGCCGGGACCGAGAGGGAACGTGGCCCCGCCCCTGAACGAATCGCTCCGGCCGAAGAAGTACCCGGAGTAGCGGAGGCGCCGAATGATCGTCAGGACCAAAGGCGGATTCAAGGTGACCTCGGAGTCGGGCAAGAACCTGTCGAAGCCCGGCCTGTCGCTCGAGGCGGCGAAGAAGAGATTGGCCGAGGTCGAAATGTTCAAGAGCATGAGGGCGAGGGGAACGCTCCGCAAGAACAAGGGACACAGTCCCTACGCGAGCCGCGCCGTCTAGCCTTCGAGAACGCTCGCAAGGCGATCGAGCCCACCCTCACCGAACTCTCGAGAAAGGCTGACCTGGGCGAACGTCACCGCGTTCCGCTGGGTGAGGCCCTGGACGAGGCGGCCTCGGACAAGACCGACGTCTCAGATGCTGCTGCCTACCTACGTGCCGCGTACACCGATGCCGAGGCGTCTGGGCGTAACGGCGCCGACGTGATCTCGGAACTCACGAGGGAAGCGGCCGAGGTCGTGGATGCTCTCGGTCGTCCGAAGGAGAGCGGCTTCCTCTCGAAGAAGAGACCGCCGGACGTCGATACGATGCTCGAGGCGGCGGCGCGTGAGATTTCACGCCGTCAGGAAAAGGAGGCCCATGCTAAAGCCCAGCCAATTCGGGATCAAAGTGAACGAGGGGGCGGTGAGCCACGCGCAGCAGGCGCTACGGAGCTACAAGGGGAGGAAGAACCTACTCGCGAGGAACAGCCTCCCGCAGAACGACCGCAACGCCCGACCGACGAAGGACTACCCGAAGAACGACGAGGGAAGGAACCTCGCGGGGGGACCGAGGAAGCTGGCGCGGAACCCGGCGAACATCCTGCTCCGAAACGCGCCGAGAAAGAAGGCGGAGGACCCGACTCAGCTCGAGACGGAGAACCCGAATACGCCGGAGTAGGTGAGGCCCGCCCGGCGCCTGGCTCGGTCGGGGCCATGCACGCGGGAGAGCAGCTAGAGCGGGGCTTCGCCGGGAATCTCGGGGCGCGGGTCCGCGCCTGGTGGCATGGGGGCAAGGTCATCGACGAGCCGGGCGCCAACTTCTCGAAGATCGACGCCCTCAAGACCAAGGTCAGCGGCTACAGACTCAACGCCCTCGCCAAGCTCTCGGAGGAAGCGGCTCGTCTCGGCCGCTTCACGGCCGGAGCCCATGGCCGGGCCGGGGTTCTGACGAACATGTTCCGGGCAGCGATCCAGAACGACCTTCGGTCTCTCGCCGAGAAGGACGGCCACTCCAACCTCAACTACGAGCAGGACAAGTTCGTCCGCTACCTCATCGATCACAACCAACGGAGCCTCGTCGATCGCTGGGACGAGATGGCGAAGGACGTACGAGGGATGTCGGATGATGAGCTGACGAAGAAGATCGAGGGCGACGCCTTCGAGACGCCGCTTCAGGCACTCAATACGAAGGCGCCATTCCTTATTGAACATGAGATCAGCCGTGGGAAACGGAAGGGCACGAAGGTCAAGAGCCCGGCCGATCTAACGGGTGATCTCGAGGCGCTGGCCGATGACCCTGGCGGGGCTCGAGACTTCCTGGCCGAGACCTTCGAGAAGGCGCGGGACGCCGCCAAGAACGGACTGGATCCGGACTTCGAGGGGAAGAAGGGGACGGACTACGAGACGACGCCCGAAGTCGGGCGCATGCTCAAGACCTACGACGACACGCTCGGCCAGACGTTCCGCCGCGCTCACTCCCTGAACGAGGGGGACTTCCGCAAGGTCGATCACTACTTCCCGCTTCAGGCGTACGAGGATCTGACGGCGAAGAAGGGGTTCGATCCGGAGTTCGTAGGTGGGCCTGGCGTTCGGTCATCGCCCTACAAGATCGGCCCCAACCCCCGGAACTTCTTCGCAACGGGACTGGCCGAGTCCTATGACCCCTCGATGAAGCGCTTCCGTTCGGCGCTCGCCCAGGCCCTACGTAAGAACGGCGGCGCGGGCTTCGTCAAGTCGCTGATCGACAGCGGGGCGGGGGAACTCTGGGAGCCGAAGACGCCGGGGGATACGCCGCCCACCTCCTTGACGATGGACGGGGAGGAGGTCCGGGCCAAGAGCTTCCCGATCGGTACGGACCACCTGATCGACAAGAACGGGCAGCTCAAGAAGATCAAGGGCGGAGCGCGGATCGTTCTCCCTGAGCAGCTTGCCAAGGAGATCGCCCCGATCCTTGAGCCTCGAGAGTTCAAGGAAGCCGTCTGGCGGAACGTCGCCCAGAAGCTCACGACGCTGGCTCTCGGTGGTCCGACCGACGCCACGATCCACGTTGCGAACCTCTTCTCGACGCTCGTGACGATGACGCCGTTCATCTCCGAGAGCGCGGCCGGGAAGACTGCCGAGCTGGCCGGAGGCCACTGGGCCAAGGGCATCATCACCCTCGCCAAGCTCGCGGCCCAGGATCCCACGGGGGCGGATCTCCCACGCCTCCGGGAGCTGGCCGAGAACGGGAGCATCCCGAATTCCTACGGCTCGCACTTCGTTCTGACGTCCGACGCCAAGGCAGCGGGCGCAGAGCGTGGGCTTTTCGCCGTTCCGGGTGATCGTACGGCAAGCGGTAAGAGGATCATCAGCCCGATCGACATCCGGCAGTTCGGCTCCCTGATCTACGACCCGAAGTATGGGGGCGACATCCGGGCTCGGCTCCTGATCGATAAGGCCGGAGAGCAGCTCGCTAAGACCTACGGCCACGAGTGGACGCCGGAGGCGCGGTTCAATTGGAATCGTCAGCTCGGCAACTACGTCTTCGATCTCGAGGGTGACATCGAGCGCGGCGCCAAGGGCTCGGGGCTCGCTCCCTTCGCCACCGCCGGTATGCAGGGGCTACGTAACGGACTCCGTGGAATGTTCGGCTTCCAGCACCTACCCCTGGGCGAGGCCGGTGAGGGTTTCAAGGGACAGGCGTTTAACCGCTACCGGGCGGCTCTCGTCTGGCAGACGGCGGTCTCCGGGGTCGTCCTCTGGAGTCTCGCCAACAAGCTCTACCGCGACAAGTGGCCGTGGGAGGAGGGGGCCAAGCTCTTCCAGATCAAGATCCGTGACGACGACCGGCGCCCGATCAAGGATGACGACAGCCTCGGCCGCAAGGCGCTGAAGACGGCGGTCCACGCTATCTACGGGACGTCGGTTACGCGCCCCGCGTACTTCAACTTCGGGATGCCCATGAACATGCAGATGCGTGGGCTCAGGGCATCGGGGTTGAAGGCCACAGCCGAGGGGCTGATGGCTGGACGTTCGGCCAAGAGCACGGGCGAGAGGGCGGTCGTGGACTCGATCAACGCCATGGCCGCTCCCTTCCTCGGACCCCCGATCCGTTTCGCGAGCGTAGCGCTGATGGGGCGAGAGCCCTACCTCGAGCGGCTCTCCCTCGGCACCCAGATCAGTCCGAAGTTCCGGGAGGCGGACGAGAAGAGACCGAAGACCTTGCTCGAGGCGCCGCTTCAGAACCTCGTGACGGCGGCGGCCAACACCAACCCGATCATGCGCCGGCTGAAGGAGACGAAGGAACAGGATCTCCCGATCACCCGGACAGCGGCCGATGCCATCCTCCCACAGCTTTTCAAAGGCCCGTACCCGACGACCGGGCGCTGGGCCGATCGCCACCTCTCGGATGCCGAGGAGATCCTACGGGGGTACGCGGCCGATCATCCCTTCGGACTCGCCAAGCCCGACGAGGAAACAAGGAAGCGCCTCGATACGGTGCGCGATCTTCAGAACCAGCTCGCCGAGGGTGCCGACCGTAAGGAGATCGTCAAGCAAGTGGCCCAGCTCGAGAAGGAAGGGAAGATCAAGCCCAACGACCGGGCGAAGATCCTCCTCGGGACCCTGGACTCGACGACCCGCGAGATGAAGGAGTCTCACGCCCCTATCGACGTGAAGATGGAGGCGTACGAGGCGGGGACTAGGGACGAAAAGAAGAAGTGGTATCCGCTTCTCCTGAAGTCGTACGAGAGTTCGTTGAAGAATCAGACTCCGGATGGGCGGGCGCTGCTGATTGAGAAGTGGAAGAAGATCAACGCTGAAAAGCGGGCGATGCGGTAGGAACAAGGCGAAGCGAAGGCCCCACTGCGTCGCTCTCCACTCCGGAGATCCCGATCATTCGCCTGGGCCGCAGAGCTGGATGCAGCGCGTAGAACGCCGGCGGCATCTCTTCGGTACTTACACCACTCGCGGAAGAGGGAGATGATTGCCGCGCCCTTCTGGTTGAGGTTGAGATGCGGGCATTCGGTGCCGCCGAGATGGCGGGCGACGGTCGTGACGAAGACGGTCATCGGCCGCCCGTCTCGTCGATAAAGTCTTCAAGACTCTCCATAGCGCTCTCCATGTCCGCGTAACCGTCGAGGGCCTCGGCATCCAGCCGGCTCGTGTTCAAGGAATAGCGGTCCCACGCCAGAATGGCGGCAACGCAGCGCTTTCGCAGTATCGTGTTGTCGAGAGCCCTACCTCTCACTTTGCCGCGCTTGTTGAGGATAGCGTCGTCGGCTGCGTCACTCATATGGGGTAATCCTGGAAGGGGGCGACGAATCCGGGCATCCACGAAAGAAACCGCCTCATGGTCGCCATGTCATCCTCGGTGGCTTTCCGAAGCGTTACCCAACCGCCATCGGCGTGCTGATACAGAAGCCATCCGGCGCAGTGGTGTTGGACTTCCGGCGGTATATAACCGAGTCGTTTGCCGTTGATGGCGGTCCACTCATAGCTGCCGTAGGGGAGCCCTGGTTTACCGACGCCCATCGCGCCGCTTTCTGCGTTACTCATCTGCGTCCTCCTGCGCGTCCAAGAATGTCACCTTAAGCCTCGCGCGACGCTCTTCCTCGGCGATCGTCGCGATCTCAGCCTCCTCCAGAATCTTGTCGTAGCTCTCGGAGAACTCCTCGCTCTCGTAGGAGAACGGGAAGCACCCCTTCATGTGGAAGCGACGTCCGCATTCTTTCCGGTCACACACGATCCATAGAGTCTCTTGCCGATGCAGCGTCTTGGACAAGGGGATGCTGTGCGTGTAGGCCCGAAATACCGACCACCCACAGTCGGGGCAGATGACTGATTGCCGATTCATAGGGTGACCTCGGCAACCGAGTTACCCTTGGCGTCGTAGTATTCGACACCCGGCTCTAATGCACCGAGACTGACGCAGCATCGCTCGCACAGCGTTTCGGCAAGCATAGCTTTCGGGGGGTCGTACTTTCCGCGCCGCATATTGCTCTGCTTGCGCCCGCAGTGCGGACAGCGCAGGTGGATATGTCCCGGCATGAGCTTGCGAAAGCCGCTCGTCCGTAATTGCCAAACACGAGCAGTCATGGGGTGACCTTCCGTAGCGCGGCGAGCTGGGCCTTCGTGACAAGCTCGGCATTTATGGAAACGGGCACACCAAACCGCAACAGAAGTAGGCCGCCGAGCGCGCGGGCCTCTTCGGGATCGAACCGCGTGGAGGCGTGGAGCCCTTGCGCGTCGGCGTAGACGAAGGTGATCGCCGGAATGATCGGGATGGCGTCGTCCGGGATGTCGATGTCGAAGGAGACCGTTCTCACTTGTCGCCCACTACCCGAAACCACCGGAGCGCCTCACGCTTAGACAGCCAAAACATGTAGCAGAAGACCCGAAAGTCGTGGGGCGACAGGGTGCGCCTACGTCGTCTCATGGCTTGCACTCCCCAGCCGGCGGCGCATGCAGATAGCGAGGGGTCCCGCAGTTCGCACAGAGACCGAGTGGCGGCTTGTAGGCATGCCCGTCGCCGTTCTTCTGGGGAGATGGCCTAGGAACTTCGGCCTTTTCTTCGGCCTCTCGCTCCTCAAATTCCTCGACCGCCTCTTGGTAACAGTCGGCACAAAGCGGAATACCTTCGTTATCGTGGTACTCGACCGGGCCACAGTCACGAGCGAGCGTACGAGATCGACGTACATATCCGCTGGCCTCGCATACTGTCCCCATGTTGTCGTCGATACGCTCTAGGCGCGCCTCATCATCGCGCCATTCGGCGGCTAGACGCATCACCGTAGAGTTGGCCGTGATGGTGTCTGGGCGACTCGGCAATCTAGCGAACCACCGCAAGAGTCCCTGGACTTCCGCTTCGGATACCTTTGGTTGATACGTCATGGTGCCATATCCATCCTACGCTTGCGGTCCTCAAGAGACCGCGCGTGTTGTTCGTGCAGACGGAATGAGTGGAAGGTGTTGGCGAGACGGTAGGCTTCGGCCACCATCTCCTGCTTGTCGAACTGATCCTTCGGGATCGTCGTCCCGGCCTTGAGTTGAGCGCTGAGGATCTCAAGGGCTATCACGTCCGTCCATTCCCACGGGGAATAGGGGGCGGTGGAGAGAGGGCTGCTCATGGCTTCGGTTCACTTTCGAAAAGTAGCATCGCAAATGCCCATTGTTCGCTGGAGAAGTGCATCGCCCGCCACTCGCGCACCTTGGTCGAGAGGATGAACGGGTGACCTCCGAAAGTAGCAGCCTGGTGGTCGGAGGGTAGTCCTTTGAGGCGAAGAAGAAGCGCGTAGTCGTCGGGATCTACGATCGTCATGCCGGGTTTGTCAGCGCCGGAGACGAACATGGCGAACCGCTCGAGAGCCCTGGCGCGCTCCAGTTCTTCTGGGGTAAGGAGGGCTTCGCCTGGGGCGATGTCTTCTCCCTTCAGGAGGCGGATCACCTCCTCGATTGTATCGGGTTCGCGAACTGGACCGTCCATAGCTACTCGCGCTCCCATGGACTCGCTCCGGTTGTCTCGACCACGATCTTCCGTAGTTCATCGCGTAGCGTCTCCATGCCAGCAGCGAGGTTCGTGGAATGGACGACCTTCGAAAGCGGCAGGCGGCTTGCGTGTACGAAGTTGTCGGCGCGGTCGGCTATGACGCCGACTCGTTCCATCGCCGTCGCCAGTTTCTCGTAGCCGTCCCGCTCTGTCTGGTCCAGCTCGGCACGAAGAGCGGCCTCGGAGGCGCGTGCGCGACCGCATTCGATGAGCACTCGGCCGACAAATAACGCTTGGCCGTCCGAATATGAGGAGCGATCAACCAATAGTCGAAGTCTTTCCCATTCCTCCTCGGTCATCGGCTCACTTCTATCGGCCATTATCGGCTCCACATCCGCGCGAACTCTTCCCGGCTCATCTCCGAGAACTCGCGGCAGCCGTCCACAAGCATGCGCTGGATCTCCGCCATCTCTTCGGGGGAAGGTTTGGCGTCCCTCCAGGGTATGTCGAGACGGATTCGAGGTTTTCGCCCCGCAAGGCGCTGTATGGGCAGGGCATTGTCCTCGAATTGAGAGCGTGCGTGCTCGTGGCGAAGTCCGAAGACCGCCGCCGGTACCGTTACGAGCGTGGCGATCGTCGCCAGGAATGAGCGTCGATTCATGGAGTCACCTCGGGTTTAATGTCTGGCTGCCGTGGGAGGAGTCGGACCTCCTTCTCGAGATTCAAAGGCTCGGGCCTTACCGTTAGACGACACGGCATGGACGGAGCAAAAAGAGAAGCCCGGAAATCGCGAGGTGGTGCGGAGACCTCTTGACTTCCGGGCTGGGGGTACCTACTCTCGTAGGCTGCAATGAAACCCTGGACCGGAAGGTACGGCCTACGCGCTCCCTTGTCAAGGACGGAGGCTGACCTTCTAAACCGTGAGTCGGAGCCGAGACGGGAAATACTCAAGGCTCGAACCTCCAAACCGTACCTGAAGATGCCCTCGGCGGACATCGCCCTCGACCTGCGGGCTGAACAGAGCTTCCGTGGAACCGGGAGTTCCGTTAATTCCGCAGGCTCCGAGCTGCGCTGCCCATAAACCCACCGAGGGGGTACGGGACAGAGTGTCCGTGGGACCAGGGAACCCCACGGAGACCTACTGATCAGGAGCCGGGGACGGCACCTAAGATCAGCAAGAAAAGAACCGGGTCTCTTCATCGTGAATGCGTTCCCTTCCTCCCAAATGCCGAGGGTCGGATCTACGAAATGTCCCGGATAAGGTGATGCGGATGGGATGACAAAATGAAAGTTAACCCACCCACGGCGACCCGGAACAACTACCTAATGATCTCGGATGATTTATTGAACTGGGTATTAAGCGCTCTAACCAACTGAGCTACAAACGGCTTTCGCCGTAAGGCAGGACTCGAACCAGCGACCTCTCGCTTAACAGGCGATAACCCAATTCGGGCGACCCGAGATGCTTTCTTGATTCGAATGTCTCGGATGAGGAATCGAGCAGGAATTAAGACCAGTGTTCTGCTACTAAACTACCTAAGCCTTGCGGCGAGGGGCCGGAATCGCACCGACGCTACTGGTTCCAAAGATAACCCTACCCTACGACCCGAGACGTTTTGATTTTCAAAGAACGGCGGATAAGGTGTGCGGCAGGGTGGGTTCAAATTACAAGTTTGATAACCCTGCTGCTTCGACCCGCCAGTGTCAGCCTACCAGTTCTTAGCGAAGTCCGCGATGACCGTGGGAACGTTTGAGTCAAAGCCTACGACGTCGATGCAGAGGGGATCGTTCTGATCTGCCACCGTGAATTGCGTGGCCGTCATCCCAATCACGATCTCCTTCGCCGGGATTCCCGTGGCCTTCCGGAAGTGGTTGAGCGCCACGGAGGGATGGACCTTTCCGGCCCAGGTCTCGTTGTCCGTGATGACGACGAAGACGTCGGCCGGGATCTTCTGTAGCGTCGCGTGAAGCATCGGCAGCGCGCAGTCGGTCGAACCGAAGGTCAGTCCACGCGTCCGATCCATGGCCGCCGACAGTGAGTCCTTCGGAGAGATCGGGATCTCCCTCATCTCCCCGGCGAACCCGAAGATCGCATACTGCTTCTCGGTCCTGGCGATCAGAAGGGCCATCGCCGCAGCGCCCATGGCGGGGGTCAGCCCCGGCATCCCGGCGATCGTCCCCCACCCCATCGAGCCCGAGACGTCGAGGCCCAAGTAGTACCGCTTCCCGGTCGGCTCGACGTTGTCGAAGGCCGCGTAGAAGGCGTCGTCCAGGGCATCCGTCACCTGCTTGACCGGAGTCCACGAGAGCTTCCCCTTGACGCCGTGCCCCTGCCCGTAGGTCAGGAGAGCGCCGAGGATCTGGATCGGGTGGACGCGGCTCTTCCGAAGCGCCTCTCGATTCGAGAGCGTCGAGACGACGTGCTTCGTACCCTCGGACAGGGGTCCGACGAGCCCGATCTCGGTCATCTTCCCGAGGTTCCGGATCATCGCCGTCATCGGCATCCGCTCGAGAAGAGCCGTCCACACACCGACATCGTTCAGCGCCTCGGTCGGCACGCACTCCCGAGGGAGGTCGTAGGTCCGGACGAGCCGGGCGATCTCCTTGGGGTCCTTCTCGATCTTCGCCTTCTCGAAGGCCCAGAGGCGGTCGAGAGGTTCGGTCACTGTCCCCTCGTCCGGAAGCTCCTTGCCCTCCGTGCCCTTGACCACCCAGCGGAAGGCGTCGTTCCTGACGCCCTTGGCCGTGGGGTGGGCGAGGCGCAGGACGTCCCGGTGAGACCATCCGCCTCGAGACTGGTACTTCACGAGGTCGTAGACGAGCTGCTTGTCGCTCTTCGCCGCATAGTAGCCGGCGATCCCCCGACGCAGCCCTCGAGACCATCCCCTCTTTCCCTTCAGGAACTCGACGAAGGTGAAGAGGTGGGTACCGATCCGGGCCACACGAGGGAGGGCCGCGAGCGCCAGGCGACGGACCTCGGAGTCCTTTGAGGAGGCGGCCATCGCCAGGGCATAGAGCGCCGGGTCGTTCTTGGGCGCACGGCCAGCCTCGGAGAGCGAGGCGATCTGTTCGATCGTCCGGGCCGCGTCCTTCCGAAGGCACGCCTCGACGTTCTTGAGGCTCTCTCCGGTGAGCTTTCGCTCGGAGGCGTAGTATGTCCCGCCCTCCGTTCCGAGGATCAGGAAGCGGTCCAGAGCCTTCCAGCAGTCGAGCTGGTAGACGTAGCCTCCGGCCGAGTTCACGACCTGGGTCTCGTCCAGCGGTTCGGACTGAGGCACCCGAGCGGTGGCCGTCGCGTTCTTCAGGTAGCTCACGTCGCCTCCTTTGTAGCGGACCTCAACGTAGGGCGTGGAAATGCGTTTGTCAAGAAAAACACCGAGATGCGTTGCGTAGATTCGCGTAGACTCTCGGGGCATGAAGCCATTCATGCGGACCCAGCTCGAGCCCGAACCCCAACCAGCCCCACCCAGACGACCGTACCAGCCACCGGAGAAGAAGGATCCAGAGGGCCTGACGCGTGCCAAGAACCCGCCCAGGGGGTGCCACGCCACACGTCTTGCCGTGGAGCTGGAGGCGGCTCGGGCTTTCAGCGGGATGACCTTGGCGAAGTTGGCGCGGAGGGTGGGGGCCTCCGTCGAGTGTGTTTACGAGCTTCGGCGTGGCCGGTACCTACCTAACCTGGCGCTCGGGCTGGCGATCACGTCGGTCATCAACGCGGAGAGGCGCGAGAGGGAGGAGGAGCCGGTGTCGGTCGAGGAGCTGTTTGGAGGCTAATAATAGGGCCGTCCCGCTCTGCGTCGGGAGGGTGGGGCCTTGCGACCCGTTTCATTGAAAGAGCAGCTCCTTTGTCGCCGTCGCTCACAAAAGGAGAAGAGCTACGGCGTTCACCCGGAGCGCGGCCCGTTATCTCAATTCTCCAACGTCCACGGCGGCACCTTGGTCGCCGGTATCCAAGATGCCCCATCGCACGATGGACAGCGCCCTTCGCGAGTCAGCAGGAACAGCCGTTCGCACTCCACGCAGAAGCCAAGTAGGGCAGCGGCATGACGAGGACGCGTGGGCTCACGACGGGGCTCGAGACGTAGACCGGAACGGTAGAGGAGAAGGCCGGTCCAAGCTAGGAAGCCCACGGTGGAGATCATACTGCCCCTTTCGACCTCCGCTCGGCCCCGGCGCGGGCGGAAGCGAAGCGAGCCGGCGCGTCGCTGTTCATCGCGTCCCCTTATTCCACGGCCTCGCCGCGTGGATCTGCTCTTTCGATGGGAACGTGCCGGGGCCTTCGAAGCGGACAGCCCGATCGTCAAGGTAAACGAGGGCAGGCGGCTTCTCGGCGGTCACCGTAACGTACGCCCCATCGATCCAGCCGTTGTTCTCTAGCCACTCCTGTACCGCCACGCGTCCCTCTGGGGTCTTGCCGCGCGTCGTGAAGATGATCACTTGGAAGTCTTGCGCCATCTCGCGGAGCCACGCGATAGCGCCCTCCACGGGCGGATCGGGAATCGTATGCGCGTTGACCCAGGGTGACGTGTACGAGTGGATGACGCCATCGAAGTCAACGGCGATCGTGTAGCGTTCGTCTTTCGGTTTCGTCATCGCGTCCTCCGTTTGCGTTCCTCGCGAGCGAGCGGCTTGCCGTGTTTCTTTCCGTACCGCTCTAGGGCTCGGACGGCCTCCTTGACGGCGGCCATCTGCACCCAAAGAAGCTCTATCCGATCCTCGCCGAAGTCCGTAAAGATGACGAAGCTCTCGCTCCTCGCTTCGGCGTGGATCTCCCCATTCTTTAGGTCAAGAATCATTCCCATCGCGTTTTCCTCGTGACTCGTTGCTCGCGCTTCGCGGTCATGGGGTGACCTTCCGTTTCCTGCGTGGACGATACGTTGCAAGACGGACGCGCACGAGCTTGGCCTCTGGCGACGGCTTCCCTTCCGCGAGTAGCTCTTCACGACTCCCCAGCCAATAGCAGAGTTCGTACTGGCCGGCGACGTAGTTGCGCCTAGAGTCCCACCCTCGAATTGCCCATGCCCACGAGATGACTGGTTTGAGCTTCATTTTCCCCTCCCGATCCCGGCCTCGTGGGCTTCCCCAAGCCGGGCGATGATCTCGAACGTCTCGGCGATGCGGAACGCTTCGACGGGGTCACGCACCACCGTCAGGGGATTCCCCTCCTCGTCGCGAACCTCATACCCGCTCGGGACGTGGACGATGGCGTACCGGATGCTCACGTTGTTGACCCCGCTACACGCAAGGCTTCGAGGGCTTCCACCAGTCCACAGGTACAGCGCTTGTCCATCTTCTCCGGGCTTCCGATGTTGTAAAAGAACCACGTCTTGCAGTGCGACACATGCTCGCAATACGCCGCCAGCCTCTCCGCGATGGCGCGGTAGTCGGGGGCGGGGGAAGGTACAGGCGGCGCTGGGCGGAGCGTGATGTTTCCCTGCACCGTCTTGGCGCGCGAGTGGTAACTCAGCCCGTCGTCCTCGGTGATGAACGAGTAGACGCTGCGAGCGCTCATCCTCACGCGTACGCGGCTCCACGATGAGTACACGCTGTCGTCGTTGTCGATGGCTTCAACCGTACCGACGCCGAGCGTGTTCCGCTTCCGTCCGACTTGGACGACAACGCGTTCACCGACAGATGGGAAGTACCGTTCGAAACTCACGGCCCATCCTCCTTCACGGGAGCGTACGTGGCCTCGAACATCTCCGGCTTGCAAACGCGCACCGCCCCTAGCTCAGTGATGAGCCAATCGCCGGCCTCGATGAGCTTCCGCCCCTCGTGGGTACGTACGTATCCGTACGTCCACTCTCCGCGCTTGTGCTTCTGGCAGCGATCGCCGTCCTGCGCTAGCTCGGCGCAGATGCACGACGGTTCGGTTATCGCCGCAGGCCACGGACGCGACGACGGAACAAAGCGCACGGCATCGACGATCACGGGGATCCTTTGGTACTTCACTTCGTCTCCTTCGCGCCCGCGTCGGGCTCGGCGAGGGCGGCACGTAGCGGTTCCAGGAAGCAGTAGGGGCCGTGGTATCCGTACCCGCCACAGTGACGGCACGGCGACGAGAGCACGTCCCTCGACGCCCGCTCCAGCTCCTCGCACCGCGCGCGGAGGCGGTCGGCCTCCAGCCGTAGGAACTCGTTCGTCCCCTTGCGCGAAAGCTGCCCGCACTTGCACGGCGCGTTGAGCGAACGGTAGTAGTTACAGCTCGCGCAGATTTCCTCTTCGATCTTGTCGGCAAGCGCCTCACGCGCGGCCTTCTCGGCGGCGAGTCGACTCGACACGTCGTGCGGCAAGGTCTCGTACCTGGCGCTAGTCTCCGCAAGCACGATCCCACACGCGTCGGCGATATCATTTAGGTCGCCCTCGTAGGAGTCGGCAAGCGTCTCCCACCGTTGCGAGATTTCCTTCCCGGCGGCCAGCTCCGCTTCGAGCGCGGCGATTTTGTTCGCGGCATCGTGAAGCATCGGGGCATTTGAGCCGCCGATGATCTTGGAGATGTCCTCCTCGACGCCGTACAGCGCGATACACAGACGCTCCGTGCCGTCGATGCTCTTCTCGCTCACACCCATCCCCTCGCGCGGGCGATGGCAAGGGCCGTCGTCACCTGAAACTTGGCCCCGTCATCCGCGATTGCCACGAGATGACCGATCCGCTCCAGCGCCGCGCTGACCGTCTTCGCGTCGGCGGCGGTGGCGGCGAGATCAGCGCGTAGGTCGGCGCATTCCTTCTCGGTGATCTCCAGCCTTTGGTCTAGAAGGGCCACATGCTGATCCATCACATCGAAGGCGTCCGGCTCGTCCGGCTCGTTTTCGTCCATCGCGTTGAGGCTGTTGATAGTCTTCTCGCTCAAGATTCCCCCTTCCCCTCATCGGGCGCGAGCAGGGCGCGGAGCGAATCGAGGGTCACCTCTGCGCCAGTGATGCCCATCGAGACCGCCGGCACGCCGCCGTAGCGCGAGCGTTCGGCAGCCCATTCGGCTTCACACTTGTCAAGCCACGCTTCCAGATCGGCGACGCGGACGTAGTCACCATCGGGCGACGCCGACATACCGTTCACCATCTCATCAACGTCGTACCTCGTCAGCTTCTCACTCGGCATGGTCGGAGTCCTCGTCGTAGGAAACGTGAGTGCCGGTCGGACTCTCGCGGCACGCGCCCCTCATGCACTCGGGGCACAGGTCACGAGAGCAATGTACGCAGTAGTCCCACAACGACGGCTCGCCGATAGCCGGGTCGCCGCGCCTGTGGCAACGTTCACACGGCCCCTTCTCTTCGCTCATGATTCCTTCTCCCCCGCGATCTCGGGTGTCTGCTGCGGCAGACACTTGGCAGCGGCGAGACGCTTCAACTCCAGGTATTCCTTGACCATCGTCATGTCGGCTTCGTTGGGCGGCTCGCCCGCGATCAGGTGGACGCCGTGCGGCAGCAGTCCGTACTCGACCGCCGTGTCAATCACCTTGCGATGGCCGTCGCGCTGCCATGTCGTTCGTTCCAGCTCCCGCCGCAGCTCGCGCACCTCGGCGAGTAGCTCGCGGATGATGGCGTTCGGGCCAACGTCCGGATTAACGTCGCGCGCCGGATCAAAGAGCGCAGCCAGATAGGACAGCCGCTTCTCGGTCATCACCGCGCACCTCGCTTGGCCGCGCCCGTGTCCTTGAACTGAGGCACGATGCGCTGTTCGGAATACTTCCGCTCGCGGCCCTGGAGTCCCTCGCTCCAACGGTTGTCGCACTTCCGGCAGCGGTAGAAGCGCCGGCCATCGAAGCCGCGTCCCTTGTCGAGAAGGCGGCAACCGCACACGCCGCACGGGCTCACCTCGCACCTCCGCGCATGAGACGGTTCCGTCCCCACCGCGCGACACGTGAATCCCTCACCCTGCAATAGACACGCTCCAGTGTGGTTGTCGTCCGTTCGGCGGCGTAATCCTGCGAAATCTGGCTATCGAGCGCCGCCATAACGAGTGCGCGTTCGCGGGGTGTGAGGACGATAGTGATTCGCTTCCTGCTACTCATCGCGGGCCTCCTGCTTTTCGCGATCACGTCGCGCTCCCTGCCAAACAAGCTCATTCCAGATAAGCATTAGGCCGAATACGAGCGGCCGAATCTCGTGGTCGCCGCCGCACAGGACAAGAGTCATTAGGCCAGCGCAGACCATGCGAACGGCAGCGTCAATCACCCGAACCATCGCGGGCCTCCTGCTTGGCGAGGGGAACACGCTGCCGAATGATTCCTCTCTTCACGGCCTCGGCGTGGAGCGCCACGCACGTCTTGGCGGTGTGGTGCGGTAGCTCTGTGTACTGCCCCGGCTCTGTCATGTTGATGTCACCTACGATGTCCGCGATGAGGTCCGCCTGCTTGATCGTGAATTCGAGAAGCCGCAGGGCCACGTCGCGCTCCTCATTTCGCTTTCCCATTGGCGACCGCCCTTCCTCGCGCTTCGTTCAACGCGACCAACGTCATCGGTGGTCTACCGACGATCCTCTCGAAACATTCGTGGCAGACGTGACGCGTTCGCCTGCCGTTCGTCGCAAGCGGGAGCGAGTAGAACCATTCGCTCCGACCGGGAGCTACCGACCGACGCTCGCGCCCACATTCCCCGCACGTCATCATTCGGTGGCCTCCTCGTTTGCGAATGCCGCGCGTGGCTCACCAACCTCATCGTGCTCGTGTCCGTTGACGCAGGCGTAGACGGTAGCACTCTCACGCTGCTCGCCGTGACCGTCCGGGCCGAACACTCCAGTCCCGTACTCGACTTCGTGGGCGTTCACGATTCGACAGCCGCATGTGACGCAGGACTCCTCATCGTCAGCGGCCGGAAGCGTGCCGTCGCGTCGCCATTGCTCCTCGCGCTCCCGCGCCGCGTCCAGGTCGGCGAGGAGGAGTGTGAGGTCGGCGCGTGTGAAATGGCCGCTGTCGAGCTGGCAATCGTCCATCTCGCAATCCCTGTGGACGTCCAGCCCTCGCCGTATTCGTTCCTCGTGGGCGCTCATTTGGGCTCCTTCGAAAAGTGACACTCGCAGCAGCAGCGCCGGAAGATCGCGCCGAAGACGCAGCCGAACGTGATGATGGTGATCGCGATGACTACGATATTCGGCCAGGGGATCGGGGCTTGGGTCACGACGCCCTCCCCAGCGCACGCCACGCCTCCACCCTCTTCTCGAGCACGTCGATATGATCGAGAGCCAGGATCAGGGCCAAGCGTTCCTGCCGGTCGAAGCTCGACGCCTCGCCGTTACGCTCCTCGCGTAGGATGCGGGCGCCCAGCCAATCGATACGCTTCTTGATGGCGTCACGGTGACGCTTTCGGAAGACTTCGGGCTTGCGGTGTCTATCCACGGCGTTCGTACCTCCGTGCCTCGTCCTGGTCTTCGGTGGGGATGCGGGCTTCATGGTCAGGACGAGCGTCCCAATCCGGGTCTACCGTCGTCTTCGTCTCCAGCTCGGCCGCCGCTTTGAGCCAGTCGATCATCGGCTCGGGGTCGCGCAAGGCCGTGAATAGAAAATAGGGCTCCCGATTGGGTTTCTCTTCCGGCCGGGCCTTGTCGCATGCGACGTTACCTCTTACCCGAAAGAGGGGACACCGAGAGCACGCCGAGACGGTTCGCTCGGAATGATCGTAGTAGACGACGCATAGCGCACAGGTAGAGGCGTCGATCCAAAGCGAATTGGCCCCGTCATGTAGGGACGAGCCGTTCGTCGTGACGTTGTGCTTCTGAAGGTTCTCTGAGCGCAGCCCTACCCACTTTCGGATCGAATGCTCGATGGCGTTCTCGCTTGTCGCGTCTTGAGCGAAGGTGGGATAGAACTCCTTCCGCCATGTCGTGAGGCTCATGGCCTGTCCTCCGAGGTAGGGGCGGGGCCGGCCTGGGTTTCCCCTAGGCCGGCTGTATTGGCGGGCGCCGGGGCGTTAGCCTCGACGGTGAGGTGGGAATTGGTTCTCTGGAGATCGTACACGTAGACCTTGTTTCGGCCCACCCGCTTGACGAATCGCGCCGGAAGGATCGTCCATCCCAACGGAGCCACGATCCGGCGAAGTTCACTCAGGTCGGTACCCGGTGCCATCGTTCCGGTAAGCGAGCTGATCTCGGCGCTCGTCGGTCCCGGTCGCTTCTCCGAATAGCGGGTGAGTAGGAGCTGCCAGATGGGGAGGAGGCGAGGACTTGTTAGGTGGCGGGTATGGGCCATGCCCCTAGGCATTCGCGGCCTCCCTTTCTTTCTTCGCGACGAAGGCCCGGATGTTACGGGCCACGGACTCGGGCTTGGCGCCCCCCGTGAGGAGTCGTCCGCCGTATTGACGCACGTCTTGCCTGTTCGGCGAGAAGAGATGCTCGGCCTCTTCGTAAGTCAGGCCGAAGAAGTTGACGGCGGTGCGATAGCTTTCCCGGCCAAAGCCATCAATGATGGGGTTTTTCTTTGAGCGTACCTCGTCGTATTCGCCCGGTCCGCTGAACACGAACAGTCTCGGCCAGACGACCGGCATCTCACCGATGGCACAGCCAGAGGTGCCACAGTGCCTCGGGCTACCGTGGTTCTGGTGAATGATCGAGAAGTCGAAATAACGATGTCCGCCGGGACGTCCATTCTCCAGGTGCGCGGCGAGTTTGAGCAGCCGATCCCTATACAGCTTTCGCATGTTCGTCCCTTTCTTTCGTTCCAAGCGGCTTGACCTTCTCGCCGCAGCGTTGACAGAGGTTCATCGTACCGGGTCCGCTGGGCGAGCCCTCGTGATAGACGAGGCGCCAAGTCTTCGGCTGAATGAAGTTCGAACAGCCGAGCTGCTCACCCGCGATGTCCGGAAAACAGACGGCCGGGAAATCGGAATAGGTCCAGACGGGGTAGAGCTTGGGGGTGGGTGGCGCGTGCCTTCCGACCTGTTCCTGGACCAGGTCCCGGAGCATGTCGGAGAAGTCGTTTCCGTACGTATCCCGCATACGGCTAACGCGTCCTTTACCGATGACGTACCCCGGCCGTTCACCAACCTTCTCGGCGATGATGAGCCCATACTCCCGGATCAGCCGACATGCTTGGATCGCTGCCGTACGCGCCTCTTCCTCGTGGGGTGAGGACGTCAGGGCGATGAGCTTTTGGACTCGGTCGATGGGGGTCATGGGGCTACCTTAGCGAGCCGCTCGTTCCGCGCAGCCGCCAGCCGAAGCCACGCGCGAGCGGGTCCGATGTCATCCTGGCGCATCGGGCTACCTCACCCTCAGCCCATCCGCGATCATGCCGGCGGCAAGCTCGCGAGCGTAGCGCGGCTCCACGACGAGGGAACCGGCATACCACGTGGCCTCGCTCTCCACGTTCTGTTCCAGCCACGTACGGCCGGAGTCGGTCTTGGGGGTGAAGAGGAGGAGGGAGCCCTCGTTGGCTACCGTGACGTCGGTCGGTGGGGTTTTCTTACGCACGATGACTACTCCTCGCATGCGCAGCCGTCGCGCGCCGACAGCGGGATCATCATTGATCCGATGTTGCGGTCACCCGTCGCCTCGAAGTTCCGGCGAAAGTCGTCCCGTCCGTTGTAGGTCGCCATCGCGGTACGGAAGATGGCCTTCGGCTCCTTCGCGTAGACGGCGCGGAAGAAGTCCCGGAATCCGTGCCAGCATACGGCGTAGACCCGCTTCATTCGCGGCTCGCCGGCCTGGGTACGGCACGCGTACCGCTTCGCCCTGTAGTGCTCTCGCTCGGCGCTGGAGTCCGAAGGGTAGACCTTGACCCGGAAGCCGCGCCCTTTGGGCTCGACGTCGAGCTTGACGCCGACCTTTCGCGCCGCGCCTTCGAGTGTTTCGAGTTTGACGTTTCTGGCGATCATCGCCTTAGCCTTTCCGCCCTTCCGGGCCGTTGCGTGTGGAGAATGTAGGGCCGTGGGAACGCATTTTCAAGGGGTGTCGGGAAGAATGTTGGAGCCCCATTCGTAATAGCTGTGCGAGTCACGACGGCAGAAAAGCGTCTGGTCGAAGGTCTTCTTCCCGCGAACGAACGGAACGGGATAGTCGTCCTCCCAGCAGACCTCATCGAACGCTTCGGTATCCCATTCGAAAGAGCCGTCGTCTTGCTTGGCGATGCCGGTCAGGCGCGTAACGCGCTCGACTACGCCCGTGGCTGGCTTGCGGCACTTCGGGCAACTCGGATTTGAGAATCTCATGGCTGTCCTTTCTGGCGTGATCGCCTTTCCTCAATCGGATGCCGAGACGTGCTCGGCGTCCTCTTCAGGCTAGGCGCTAGGGGTCACCTCCTTTCGCTTCGTCGGATCTCGCGATTGATCAGCTTCACCTCCTCGTTCCACTTCGCAAGCGCACGATCGGCGGCTTTTCTGCCGTAGACTAGGTCTAGGTTAGCGAGATCACGCTTGAGCTGTTCGTGGGCCTCGCGCTCTAGGCGCGAAAGCGGGGTTCGGCGTGTCTGGATTTGTTTCGGCGTGCTCATGGCGTCACCTTTCCTCGAATTCGGCCTTGCGGGAGAGCTTGCCGGGCGGGTGCGTCTTGAGCCATTCCGCGCAGTAGCGTTGCGCCTCGCTGTACGTGAGCCGGTCGGGGTGGCCACGGTAGCTCTTTCGACCGGGGCAGGGCTCTAGTCCGCCCGACCATTTCGGATTGAGGCGCCACCAGGTACGCGTGAAGACGCGATAGAGGCGTTCGTTGTCGCTCACAGGTCGTCCTCCTCGAATCCGGCCGCGTTCATCGCGAGCCAAAAAATCTCTTCGATCGCCCCATTGCTCTTCGAGTCGGTCGAAATATTGCGTTCCATCGCGACGGCGCCTTGACCGTTGAGCAGGCCGCGCAGTCCCTTGACCGCGTCGAGCCAATGCGGGCCGAGGAATCCATCATCGGACAGCTTCGAGTCGTACGCCTTGCGGTACGCCCTGGCATAGCGGAGCATGCCATCCATCGCGTAAAGGAGCGGTTCGCCGCTTACCTGTCCCGTGCTCGATGCCGCCTCTTCGACGGAATGGCGCGGGATCTTGTTTAGCGCCGCAACGCTTTCGAGCTGGAGTGTTGCGCTCATCGGGTGAGCCTTTCTGGCCTATCGGCCTTGTGTGTATTGGTAATCTAGGTTCGTGACGGTTCGGTGTCAAGAAGTATTAGGCTGCGTGCCAGTTCATGCGATGCCGTAGACCGTCCGCGCGACGACGCGCGACCTTGAGCACGCGCCAGCCCTCGGCGTCCGCCGAGTCGTAGAATCGCTCCGTGGCGTGTTCCGAGCTGTACGCCCAGAGGGAAACCTCTCCCGCGTTGTCGGCGTCGCACTCGTCGCGATAGGCCACGGCATACAGGCGGAGCGTGCCGTACTCGCCTTGTTTTTCGATTGACTCTCGCATGTGCCGCTCTCCTTTCGTTGATACGATTCTTCGAGAATCGCCGTTCACGGCCCTTGCGGGCCGCATGGGCGAAAGACTAGCGGTTAGATGATGCCAGCGCCGTAGATTTCGAAGACGTAGGCGAAGCGGTCCTTGACGATGTCGCGGGAGTCGATGCGCCAATCCTCGCAGAGATGACCCTCTCCGCTCTCGCATGCCGCACAGTCCGCCTCATCGCACGTCATGTAATCCTCGTGGCGATAGTCGTCGATGGAATCGGCGGCATCCTTCAGAATCGAGAGCGCGGCGTCACGCGGGTCAGTCCACCGGAGGATCGTCTTGGCTTCGGAGAGCGTCAATCCGCGCTCACGCGGGCCGGCTTCGCGAAACAGGTCACGAGGAGAGAACGGGCCGTGCCATCCGTCCGCGTGAATGTAGTTTTCGGCGAAGCGGAACATCGCGTCTTTCCGGTAGGCTTCCGGGAGCGGCTGATACTCCGGATCATCCCGCCGTATCTGATCGATGATCGAGTGTCGGTTTCGCATGTTCGTTTCTCCCTTCGTTTCGACGCACGGGTTAGGTGCGTCGCTTACCAGGGGAGACCTATTCCCCGAACGTCTCGCCCAGGTACTCGTCGAGTATGTTTCCGTCGACGAAGAGCGTAACCGGTTCGCCGCTCGCGCGGCCGTAGTGAGAGATGGAGTCGGCGCGATAGCTTCGCCACGCCTCGCGCGCCGTCGCCTCGTTGTCGCCACTGTAGACGGTGCCGATGTTTCCTACGATCACCTCGAATTGACTCATCGCCGTTTCCTTTCGTGCCGTTTAGGCTTCGTTGACGTGAAGAGCGTCGAGCGCTTCGTACTGTTTACGGACCTTGTCGGCTTCGCGCGTGGTGAGCGGGGTTCCGCTGATGAATCCGTACTCGGATTGAGTGACGAGGAAGTGAGTCACGTTGGACGGAAACTCGAAGGCTTCGCGCTCGTCGTCGTCAACTTCGAGCATGCAAGCGTACTCGCCGCAACCGTCCTCCATGCATGAAAGCTCGTCGCCGCTTCCGTCCATTGTGAGATCGTAGAAATAGACGGTTTCCGGTCCCTCGCCTTCGAAACGGCCGGGGTGGGATTCGTAGCCTTCGACGTATTCGCGGCGGATTCGGGATGCGTTGTCTGTCATCCGCTGCTCCTTTCCGCCCTCTCGGGCTGTGTGATGTCGGAAAGATAGGGCGGAGGAAATGCGTTTTCAAGGGTGGGAGGGAAGAAAAGAGGGAAATCTTCGGACCCCTTGACGAGGGAGATTTGACGGCGGGAGTATGTTAGGAGTATGAGCGCCAACGCGCAGACTACCGAAGACGTTGAATCGGAAGAGGTTATCCACGCGGAACTCGCTCCGCTTGATGAAAATCGGAAGGCTACGGGGAAGAGGGAGAGTCCGTGGCTCACTAGGCGGAAAAGACTTGACGAGGCACTCAGCGCCCAACTGGATCGCCTAGCGAATACGCGGGCGCGAGGAGGGAAGCTCGGAAGGCCGCACGTCTGGATCGGCCCGCTTCTCGAGGCACTCCGCACGGTTCCGGTGATCGACAAGGCGGCAAAGCTCGCCGGTATCTCCTCGGACACGGTCCATTACTGGCGTCAACGCGTCCCGGCAATCGAAACGGAGATCCACAAGGCCATGGAATGCGGCATCGATCGCCTGGAAGCGGCGGCATACCAGAGGGCCGTAGAAGGCCACCAGCGTCCCATCTACCAGGGTGGGAGCAAGGTGGGTGAGGAGACTGTCTACAGCGATAGGCTCGCCGAGCTGATCCTTAAGGGCCGTAGACGAGCCGTGTACGGGGATAAGACGGAGCTAACAGGAGCGGGAGGCGGGCCGTTGCAGGTCGTGATCGCGGTACCTCAGCCGGTGAAGAGGGGGAGGGTTGAGGCGCAGGCGGAGATTGAGCCGCCGTCGTCTACCGATGACGAACAGCGCTAGACCTCGGCACGTTCTACGTCCGATAACGGATAAACTGTTAAATACGGCGTGATTGTCTAACTGTCGCACCATCAAGAGGTTAGGCTCGATGAGCGCCGTTATCACGATATTATTCCACAGGCTAGTCTAACGTTTAGTGGTCGAATCACTAGACTTGCGCCCGGTACCAGGGAGGGGGAGGGGGCGGAGACTAGGGGACCGCTAGACCTCTCGGCCATGCGGTGAGCCCACCCGGACCCCCCATGCGACTTTTGAGCTAGGGGTGTCAGCCATCATCACCTAGCCCTTTACCAGCGCCTTGCGTGGGCGTCTCCTGCCACGCCTCGAACAGTCCAGGGCATTATCCTTGTGCGTACCAAGATACAGATGTAAAGCATTCACGCAACATGGGTTATCGCACGTATGTAGCACAAGCAGCCCATCCGGAATCAGCCCTCGAGCCCTCTCCCACGCGTAGCGATGGGCCTTGACGTGCCTCCCGTTAGTCTTCAGACGTCCGTACGGAAGCATCCCCTTCCCACCCTTCTTGACGGCTCCGATCCACAGCAGGCACCCCGAATTCGGCTCCGGTATCGTGAACTTCGCGAAGGCAATCTCTGGGTGCTTGGCCTTCGTTCCGTACGGTGATGGCGGCCTTACCCCAACACGACAGCGCGAACACAGACCGAATTTTCGGTAAGCACCGGAACGATCACAACGTTCACATCTCATCCTGTCCCCCTTAACCGAAAGTCTACCCCACCTCGTTTTTTCAGAAAAGAGTCCCCTCCCCACTTGACAACGCCGTTACGCGTCACTACCGTTACGGAGTGGCTTTCGTAAAGCTCGATTGCGGGATCCTCCGGTCTACGATCTGGTTTGACCGCGAGGCTCGAGAACTCTTCCTCACCGCCCTCCTGATGGCTGTTCCACGGACGATCACGGAACCGATGTCCGAGATCGAGGTGGATAGCCTAGCCCTAACTGGATTCGTCGTCCCCCCTGGCAACTACGGCTTCGTCGAGGCTGCTGGCGTGGGAATCATCCGGATGGCCGGAATCGACGACGTCCAGGCAGGGATCGAGGCCCTCAAACGCCTGGCCTCTCCCGAGAACACCAGTCGATCTCCGGAGTTCGACGGAAGACGGCTCGTCAGGGTGGATGGCGGGTACATCGTCCTGAACTTCGCCAAGTACCGGGAACGTGACCATACGGCAGCCGAAAGGCAGAAGCGCTACAGGGACCGTCAGGCAGAAGCGTTACGCGTCACGGGTGAGACATTACGCGTGACTGATGACGGAAACGTAACGCGTGACCGTAAAGTAACACAAGCAGAAGCAGAAGCAGAAGGAGAGAGAGAGAATACCTTCTCGCCCGCTGATTTGATTGAGATATGGAACCTCCATTCCGGATCTCTACCGAAGGCTTCTCTCACCTCGAAGCGAGCGAGGTTTGCCTTGGCGAGGATCTCTGGATGCTCGGACCCTCTTCGCTGGACATCGGCGGTCCAACGTCTCGCCAGATCCCACTTCGCCAACGGCTCGAAAGGGTGGAGGGCGTCGATCGACTTCCTCCTCCATCCAGATTCCCTCACGAAGATCGAGGAGGGCCAGTACGACAACCCGGTCTCACCGAACGGTTCGAAGCCCACCGGCACCATCGATCGAGCCTTTCTCGAGAAAAACGCCCAGCACGAAGCGGCCATCCCAAAACCGGAGCCAACCGACAAGACGACCGAGGAGGAACCGAATGAGCCCTACTGAAAAGTCCGGCCACACCGTCTGGGCGCCGAAAGTCGTCCGGGGAATCCTTCGGAGGGTGGCATGAAGACCTCGGATCTTCTCCCGCCCGATCTCTACGTCGGCCACGTTGCCGGCTGCCGCTGCGAAGACTGCCGAAAGGAGTTCTCGGCGAAGTTCCAACGAGGACTCGAGGCCGAGCGGCAGGTGTCCCGCGCCACCACGGCCAAGGAACTCGCCGATCTCCTCGATTGCAACTGCGGCGAATCGACGGATGCCCTCTGCAAGACCAGTGGGTGTAGCGCCGCGACGCACCACGTTGCGGCTCGGTTCATCACGCTGGCGAGGAACCCATGACGCCCCCCACCTGGAAAGCCATCTGGTTCGACTTCCGCTACGGAACCACGAGCGACGACGCCTCAAAGCTCGGAGCTGCCCTCTGGGGTGACCTCGACCGCTGGAAAGTCCCCGTCTGGGTAGCCATCGACCCCCGTTCCGCCCAGTGGCCCCTCCGCCTCGTCGTCTACGGCCGGATCCCGGCCTCCCAGCTCCGGCGCTGGAGTAACCGCGTGCGGAAGGCCGTCCGCTCTCGGGATGGCTGGACCCTTCTTCGGGAGCCGGAATGAAGGGCTATCTCGTCGAACTCGACCGAAAGACCCGCGAGGTCATCCTCGACATCCGGGTGGCCCACGGTGGGGCGAGCCTCAAGCTCCACCTCACCGCCGATGCCGCCGAATGGCTGGCCGAGGATCTCCACGACCACTCGGTCCTCCTCCGCCGGCTCGAGGAGGAATCAGTGTCCTCTCCCGAGGTCACCCCATGAAGTTCGCCCTCTTCCCCGACCCGATCTCGACCCAGGAACTCCTTTCCGCCTCCCCCGAAGCCCCCAGAAGGCACCGGGCACGCATTTGGCGGGGGCGCCAGGGCGAAAACTCCCCCTCACCCGTCCGTTTCGATTCGGGAGGCTCCGAACCGATCGTGGCGCCTCGGGCGTCCTGGGGCCGTTTCCTAGCCTCCGATGTCGGAGATATTGAAACCGAGGTACCGTATGACCGACGAGGTTAAGGACTCCCTTCCCCCTGAACTCCACGCTCCGATCGACGAGATCCGGGCGGCGATGCCGCTTCTCTGGGAGGCGGCGGATCGGGCGGCTCACCAGGTTCGAGGTGTCGAATGCCTTCTCCGGGAAGCCAAGGTGACGGTCGAGGCTCGTACCTGGTCCGGGCGAAAGGGTGGTGGCTATGTACCCGATCTTGCGTGGAAAAGGCGGGCGACTCCAAGCCCCAATCAGGCGCCGGCCGAAAAGTGGAGCCTCGAGATCGTGGATGGCTGCGACAGCTCTCGGCCCTGGCTCGAGGCGTCGATCGGTGAGCGTCTTATGGCCTTCGACAAACTCCCAGAGCTTCTCTCGAAGCTCGCCGAGGAGACGAAGAGGTTGGTGCCGAAATGACCCGAGCCGAACGTCGCCACCGAACCGAGGTCATTCAGCGCCGCCGTCTCGAGAAGATGTGGGCCTTTCGCATTCCCGATGCCGGACGTGGCCCGTTCGTCGGCAGCCAGATGTGGGAGGCGCAGGAGAAGGCTCGAGCCGAGCACCGCTGGCAGCCTGCCGATCCCCGCACCATCGGCCGTACACGAAACGAGCTGCCGTGGTGTGGCGGGAAGAGCTGCGGCTGCGGGATCACCGACTATCGCCCCGAGCCCCGTGACCGCTACGGGATGGAGGAGGAAGCGTGAAGATCACCAAGGCCGACGTCAGAAAGTCCAGAGCAAAGGCAGACGCCGACGCCGTCCTCTACGTCAGGCGCAAGGAGCTGTTCGGCGTGGAAATCTGGGAGGTGGCGAACCTGCTCACGGGCGACTTCTCCAACGACCGCGATCTACGCGCGGCTCTCCTGGACGCCGGCAACCTCATCCTCGCCAATCGAGCGATCCGCTCGAAGGAGCCAGAGGTCGTCCCCGCTCGGAAACTTCGAGTCCCGATGGCGCTGAGGCCGCGATGACCGACGCCGTCCATCCCAATCTCCCTCACATCGGTCGTGTCGTGTGCTCCTGCGGCGAAACGATCACCCGCTGTTGGTGTAGGGACGAGACCCCAATCGAAACCCAGCCTCATCCCGCCTGTCAACGCGACGAAGGCGGTGGTCTCGACTGGCGCTGCATTCGGTGCAAACGGATGATCCCCTCGGGCTCGAAGGGCTACGACGTCATCCACGTCGGGACCATTCATTCCTGGGTCGGTGGCGTCTCCCTCGCCTACCACAACGCCTGCTACCCGGACGGCCTGCCGCTGGAGTTCGGAGGCGATCAGACGTTCGTGCTCGACAAGATGTACGGCCCACGAATCTTCGCGTCGCTCCGGGTCGTTGCCGATCTCGAGACGACCGAGTGGAAGATCGAGCGCCAATGGATCTCGTCCTCCGAGTACAAGCCATGGGCGACGATCCCCGGCCAGATCGCCGAGGAGTTCACGGATAGGGAGGATGACGAATGAAGATCCTCGAGATGAACGAAGACGCCCTAGCCGAATGGCTGGCCGAGCGCCCGCAGGTAATTCGCGACATGGTTGCCGCCAAGCCTCCGGATCGTCTCTACCGAATCGGCTCGGGTCACCGCTGCACGATCTACTCCTACGCTGAGGATCGCACGGTCACCGTCTACGTGGGCGGCGAATACAACGCCGTCATCTTCTCGCGCCATGTCTTCGGGATTCCGATTGACGAACTGGTTGAGTGTGATCCCCCTGGGCCGGATGAACTCACCGGAGACGTTTCGGTGGATGCGGGATTTAGCCCAGACGACGTCCGAAACATCCTTATCCCGAAGCTGAAGGAGGAGGGGATGCTGCCGGAGACTTGTGCCGAGCCTGAGTGTGCGGCCGGGAAGAAGCCGTCGTGACCCTCCTCTTCTACGCCACCCTAGTCTGGCACCCAATAGACGAGACTCCGAAAGAGAAGGGCGAGTATCTCGTGGCCGGTCACGAGAACGGGAAGCCATTTGCCGTCATGGTGAGATACGAGCCCGATGCGCCCCTCTCGTGGTCTCGGTGGCCGCCCCCCATCGTGAGCGAGGCTCTCCCTCTCGCCTGGTGGGCCGATCTCAAGGATGCTTATCCGCCGGAGGTGAAATGAAAAAGTCCGACATAACCACTGGTCAGACGACAGCCCGCGATATCGTTCGGGCGGTCCTCCCTAACGTTTCCGATCGCGAGGCCGATGGGATTCTCTGGAACCACACCGGGTTCCCCAGCTTCTGGGCCGGCGATCCCGCGAAGACCTGTTACAAACAGGTGCATCGATACGCCCGCCTCGTCAAACACGGACTTACCCCCGGTGACATCGAGACCTGCTACTTCATGCCGCTGACGACAAAGAACGCGATCGGGTACTACGAGGCGCTGAAGGTGGCGATCGACGTTATCGAGGGGCGACGGGCTTTCGCCCGGCTGCCGGTTCATTACGACGAGACGATCGTTCGTCTCGGCCAACCCGACTCCGTGGATATGATGGAATGAAGACCATCCCCCTCTCCCCACCGTGCCCGGAGTGCGACGTCGCCGAAGCCACCGAGAGCTATGGCTGCACCATGATCGGCTACATCCCGGTGAACGAGCACCTTCACGATCCGAATCATTGGTACCGATCACTACGCTGCACGAACGGTCACGAGATTGTGGATCCTTCTCCGCGCCACTTCTCCCGTCCGTGCCCAGCTTGTGGCTGGCGGAAACTCGAATGCTGCGGGAAGAAGCTCGAGCCGCTTCCTGAGGAATACCTCCGCGAGCTGCCCGAAATGGAACGTCGCGCCAAGGAAAGGTATGAACAGTACCGCGTCCCTCAGGCCGAGGTAGACGCGTGGCTCGCTCGCGAGCGCGAGGCCGGCAACGACATCAACCCGAACATCGTTATCTATGACTCGACGCGGAAGCTGTGGTTGAGAGAGGAAAAATGAAGCTCACCCGCTACGTCTTCTGGGAAGGCGAGTGCTGGGATCAGGATGACGGCGAATTCGTCAAGGTTGACGACGTTGTCGCGTGGGCCAAGGAAAACCGCGTGGCCGCCAGGTCCGAATATCAGTTCGCCCTCGACGACCTTCTCGAGGTGCTCGGAGAAAAAGAGGAGCCCAAATGACCATGATCGAAGAGTTCTTCAAGTCCCTGCCCAAGCCACCCGCCATTCCGGACGAAACCTATACCCGCCTCGGCCAGCTCCTCACGAACGACGCGTTCCGGACGATGGCGATTCACATCTTCGGGTCCATGTGTCACCCCTACCCGGTTCACGTCTACGACGCCGGCAAGATCCTGATCCTCCTGCCGACCGATACACGGGTCGATAATCTCGAGCACTTCCTGAAACGCTGCCGGGAGGACCGTGACTTCGACCGTCTATCCCAGGGCTTCGAATTCCAGGCCATCAACATGACGGTCTCCCTCCCGCATCCCATCCTCGAGAGCGAGGAGGAGGAACTTGGGCGACTGCGGGTCGTGGTGAGGGAGCTACTCGGAGAGCGAGCCGCGACCCTTACCTCGCTCGCGTCCGTCGTAGAGCAGTTGGCGAAACTCACGCACGAGAGCGCTGTGCCGAGCACCAGCACCCGCGACTATAGGACGGCGGCCAACTACATCGCCGTCGCCCACAAAAATCTTCCTCCCCACCCTTGAAAATGCATTGTCTAGGCCCTAGATTGAGATGACCATGGCAGGAATCGGAAACGGCCCTTGTCCCCATAGCTTTACCTCCGGATGCCCGTACTGTGCGATCCATGGTGGCTACGGCGGAGGCGGCGGCCCTATCGGCCAACAGTTCAACCGGGACTCCGGCGGCTCATGGTGGATTAAGCAGACGCCTGGTCCGTACTACGGCGGCGGTCCCGTAGGCAGAGACGAGATGGAGGCCATCGCACTACTGGAAGTTCTTAAGGAGAAAGCCATGCCGCCCGACTTCTATCAACAGAAAGGAATTCCCATGCCCATCGACATCTCGACCAAGAAGACCTGGCTCGTCTACGGCGACAACGGCTTCATCTCGAAGCCCGTTCCCGAAGACGAGGCCCGTGCCATCGCCAAACAGCAGGCGAAGCAGAACGAGAAGAACGTCTTCGGGCTCTACGCCTGCATCGCCGTCTTCGAGACCGAGGATAAGCCGGTCGTGGAGCGGAAGCTGGAGTAGGCGGTGGAGTTCCTGGCGCTGACCGGCGTGTACCCGGACCATGTCGATCGCCTCGTCTACGTGAGGCACGCGGACATCATAGGCGTGGGCACCGACATGCCGTCCGGCAGCGGGTCAACGATTGCCTTCCGATACAAGGCCATGGACGACCTGCACGTAAAGGAGTCGCCGGAGGCGATCATGCACCTCCTCTACATCGCGCGAGGACCGACCGCGATCCCGGTGAAGGCGGAGGGTTAGGTCCGGTGAGCGAGAAGCCGAACAATCCGAGAGCGTGGGCGGTAGAGGCGTTTTGCCAGATACCGAGACCGTACGCGGAGTCCATCGTCGGGCCGATTTTCGAGCGGATTCTCGAGAAGGCGATGAAGCAGGAATGGGATCGGGCTATCGACTTTTTCGCGTCGGACGGCGTCGGCATGACGTACGACTATGCTAAGGCGGCGTGGAGAGATGTCTGGAAGCCGAAGCCTCTCCCGTGTCCGTTCTGTGGAGCGAAAGCCGAGCCGTGCGATGACATCGGCGGAAAACCGATCGGTGACGGATGGTGGGTCTGTCCTACGCCTGGCTGTATGGAGGGCGCCTACGGCGTGCCCACGGAGCAATGGAACCGCCGCGCATGACCCGCATCCTAGTAACCGGAGGCCGCGACCTGGAAGATGAGCCCTGGGTCTACACGGAACTCGCGAACCACATCTGCCCGTGGGATCACGTCATCGTCGGGGACGCCACAGGCGCAGACCAGATCGCCGCCGGTTTCGCCAGGGGTCTCGGTTGCACGGTCAGCGTCCACAGGGCCGACTGGCCGAACCGAGGACTATCGGCAGGTCCGATTCGCAATGCCGCGATGATCGCGGAGCACCCCGACTTCGTCCTCGCATTCCCCGGTGGACGCGGTACGGCGGACTGCATCAAGAAGGCGGAGCGTGCTGGGATTCCGGTTAAGAGGGTGGAGAGGCCGAGTGGATAATCCACACCTTCGTTCCTGCGCCAAGCCCGGCTGTGAAGAGCGTTTCGTCCCCAAGCGCGAATGGCAGCGCTTCTGTTGCCCCCTCCACCGTCATCAAGAATTCAAACGACTACAAAAGCTGAACCGGGCCGAGAGCCCCAGAAAGGAAGACCGATGAGTCCCAATGTTAGCCCCGCCCCCGCCATTACCGACGCCGGAGCGCCCGAGAAGAAGGCCCCGACTCGAATCTCGATCTCCGTGGACGCCGACATCTACCGTCAGGTGGAGGCTCTCGCGAAGAAGGAGGATCGGCAGATCGGGAAGGAGACCGATAGGCTGCTGAAGCACGCCCTCGAGGCTGGTGTCGCGTGAGCGCCGTTCCGAAGCGTGTCGGCACGAAGATCCTCCTCTCGAATTTCATCAACGCGCTATCGCTCTACATCAACCGCCTACACGAGGAGATGAACGACGCGAGGCCGCTCGCGCCGGTCATGAAGATCGCCGATGCGAGACCGCCGAAGGTCAAGAAGCCCGTCCCCACCTGGCTCAAGCTCCACGGCAAGTACATGGGCACGATCCGCAGCCTCACGCCGAAGCAGAAGGCTCGGGTGAAGGCGATCCAGCAGCGCGATGGGTACAAAGTCGCCATTGCGGCGGCGCAGAAGATGAGAAAGTAGGCGTCCGTGCCTTCCGTCTGCCGTCATTGCCAGGCCCCGGTCGTCAAGGCCCGACTCCACCCTCACGGCGAGCCGATCACCCTCGACGCCAAGCCGCGCCGGGATGGTCGGTATCGCCTGGAGGAAGTGGGGCTCGGCGACAAGAAGACGATTTGGGCCTTCTCTGGCGACAAGGGTACGGCGCAGCTCTTTGACGAGGACCCGTACATTGCTCACCGGCTGGTGTGTCAGGGCTCGAAGGCGACGGAAGCGGAGAAGGCCCGGTCTCCGGGTGGAAGACCGCCGGTAGATCCGGACGGAACGCCTTGGGACGCGAAACGAATCGAGGAGGAGAAGAACCGTGGCGGAAGTTAACGGACGACTCCTGGATGATCTGGTTGCGGCCACACTCGAGGATCTCACCGAGATGTCGGCCTGCATTCCGAAGGGATCGGAGCCGATGGTGATCCCCTACCACGGCATCGCTGACGAGTGCGACTGCGAAGACCAGCTCAGGGTGATGATCGCCAAGCAGTCCCGTACCGACTTCTCCTACTACCTTCGGGATCGCTTCCGGCGAATCATTGCGGAGTGGCGATCGTGAGACTTCTTCGCTGGCTTCTGCGAAGTCACCGCTATAGAGCCTTGGACCGTCTCCTCTCGCCCCGTCGTCAGATGGAGCGTCGTAACTGGACCGGAAACGTGATCTTCGACCCTCCTGCTCCGCCGTACGAGTGCGCGCTGCCGATGATTCTCCTGGGGCACGTTGACCCGAAGGAGTTCGCGGCGTTCCTCAATAGCTACAAGCCGCTGACGAGGTCGAAATGAAGCCCCTCCTAGTCTTCCTCGGCTCAACGCTCTCGATCGTCGGAGGCGCAGCCCTGATTGGCGCTGCCATCAGCCCCGGTTGGGCGACACGGCTGGCCGTGGGTACGATCGGGTGCCTCTGCATGCTGTACGGCTACTCGGGATTGATGATTCTGAATGGAGCGGCCGAAACGAAGGCTAAGAAGGCGAGGATCAATGGCTAGCCGACGCATGAAGGTGAAGTACGTCGCGGACGGCATGACGATCACGACGGCCGACGTCGATGCCTTGGCGTCCTTCGTCTACGCCGGGGAGACACTCGGACTCAGCTTTCGAGACAAGTTCGTGACCGAGAAATCGTTGGACGATTGGCCGCGCCCCCTCGTATCCGCCACCTTCCAGTTCCCGCCGACACCCGAGGGGGTTTCCGCGTTCGTGGACCTCGACGGTGGCGATCTCGGACGCGGGACGAAATGGCAGCTCAACCTACGGGAGAGTGAGGGACCGCAAGGCGTCCTGAGTGTCGAGACGGCCGATCAGGTTGCGCTCATCCGGTTCCTGTTCGCGGCCCGGCGACTCGGCTTCGAGCATTGGCTCTGGGATCACTTCGGAATGATGACGATGCCGATCTACGGGGCTAGCGGAGGCTTCGGCATCGGGGTGATGTCGTACCTGTTCTTCCCCCGCGAGATCGAAGCTGAACCGGCGAACACGTCGGAGACGGCATGAAAGTCCCAGACGGCGAATGGCCCGGTGACTCCTGCGAACCACCCATTTCCCGCCTGGAAACAGCCCTTCTCGGCAGCCTGATCGTGATCCCGGAGTGGATGGATCGAGCGGCGATCTTGAACGACCGGGACTTCGGGTGCCCCGCCAGGGCTCAGATGTTCGACGTCATGCGGTCGTTCCCGAAGCGCTCTTACGAACCGACGACGTTGTACGTGGAGCTGTATCGACAGCACGTACCGACGCCGACCGGCCTGGATTGGCCGACTGCCTTAGCCTGGATGATGGATTTGGCGTGCGTGACCGAGGATGAGTTCGATACGAGGGTGCGAATGGTTAAGGAGGAGGCGGCTATGAGGAGGGCGAAGCGGTGAGGGATCCCGCCATCCCCATTCGTCACCTCGAGCAACGCAAGGCCGAACTCTTAGACCAGATCAATCAGATCGACGACGACCTTCAGGCCCTTGGGGCGCTGGCCGATAGAGGCGAGCCCCCGGTCGTCGCCACGGACTTCCTGAAGGAGAAGGCGGAGTTCGAATGGTTGATCGGTGGACTGATCGCCAGGCAGAGCGTGACGATGGTGGCGTCAGAGGCGAAGGTCGGAAAGTCAACGGTCCTAACCCAGCTCACTCTCTGCCTCGCCACGGGCCAGCCCTTCCTGGGCTTCAACATCCCGAAGACCGGCCGGGTGCTCTACGTGATGGCCGAGGGCTCGCGCCCCGGTTACCGGCACCGTCTGGAAGACGCCTGTAAGTCCATGGGCATCTCGTCGAACCTAGGGCTGAATCGGTGGTTCATCCAGCCAGCCGCGATGTCGGAATTCTCCCTTCGTAATCCAGCCACCACGAACCTCTTTCGACGTTCCGGGGCCGATCTGATCGTCCTTGATACCCTCGGCTACTTCACGGGGTTCGCCGACGAGAACGATTCCTCGGCCTGGAAGAAGTCGGTCATGGCCCCACTCCGAGCGCTGATCGCCGAGTTGAAGTGCTCGTTCATCCTCGTCCATCACTACGGGAAGATGGTGCCGGGACGAAAGCGGTGGGAACGCGGGAGAGGCTCGAGCGCCATGTTCGGGGACGTGGATCAATGGCTGGGCCTGGAGAACGTCGAGCTTACGGCGTCGGAGGAGGAGTCGCTTTCCGACCCCGAGAAACAAGTCCTGAAGCAGCGCCGGGACTTCTTCGTGGAGAAGTGCAAGTACGGCCTTGACGACCGCTGTGTGAGGCTGAACTTTCTGAAGCATCAGGCGGTGTTTGTGCCGGTCTAAAGCGGCTCGTCCTCGTTCAGCGAGAGGCGGTCGAAGAGACGTAGCGCGTCGTCAGGAGAGATCGACGGGGCGTGTCGATGACGGAAGCCCAGCGGCAGGACCGCCACAGTTGACGAGGCGCCGATGTCGCTGTTTCGGGGAGCGGCATGGGTCGCTTTCCCGCCGTGGACGGGGTACTTCGCGTGCGGCGTCGGCTTGTTCCTGGGGACCTTGTGCGGCCGAGCTTCGCCCCACGGAAGTTTCATGCGTCCCAAACCTCCCCAAAAAGCACGCCGTAGTCATCCGCCGTCCTCTCGGTCTCACGCCAGAAGACGACCTCACTCAGTACCTCGTCGAGGCCCAGGGAGATCCGTACGGGATTCGCCTCCCCCGGTACCGCGACGTCGAAGACCTCGCTCAGGCGATCGGCGTAGACCCGTCGAGCCTCGAGGGGATGACGGCTCAGAAAGCCGCGTTTCCCACGGATGAACGTGACCTTCATTCAACAGTCCTTCTGATTCGACATGCGGGTGAAGACGACGTGGAAACGGTCGGTCTTCTGGCAGCGGTTACCGTGAAGCCAGCAGTAACGGTCGTGACGAAGGTCCAGGAAGCACCTTCGGACCTGATCGATCAGCTCGTCGGCCTTACCGAGGATCGGCGACATCGGCATGCGGTCGGCATCGGGCGTGGGGCGAGTCATCGCGACCTCACCCGCTGGCTCAGGTAGACGACGGTGACGGTGAGGAAGCAGACGGCTGCGAATCCAAGGAGGATACCGCCGTAGTCTCGGAAGAACTCTGCGAATCCGACCATGTTGACGCCCTCCTGTTCATTTCGTCGGTTAGGTGGCGTGCTTCCCGCTTTGTGTAGGCGGAGCCCCAGGAGGAAACCGCGATACCCGAACGACCAAAGAACTGCACCATCAAAGACCACTCGGGGTGTCTTCGGGTCTCGAATCGAGAGGGAGGCCGGCAGTCCCTTCGGAGGGGGATGTCGCGATGTGCTGGGTCTCCTCGGAGACGCTCGTAGAAGTATTCTCGTCCCATGTTGAGGCTTCTCCTCTCCGATACCGGCGTAGGGCCGGCATCACGGCTTCCTTGAACGCTGCGGTCTCCCAACGGTGGACCGGCCGGCCGATGATCTCGACGCGGTGTCGAGCGATCCCCGTACGGTCGTCCACGGCGATGACGAACGAAATCGGTTGACCGAACCGGAGCTTGTGACGGCAGCGCTTCCGCACGTTGTCCTTCCGGATGGTCGTGAGGAATTGACCCTTCTCGTCACTCAGGCTGGCGACGAAGCGCTCGAAGCCTACATCCACGACGAGGCCGGGGAGGCGGGCTAGTTCGCGGCGGATTCTCATTCAATCCGCCTTGATGCGCCCGATGGGCTCGTAAGCTTTTTCAAGCTTCTTGACGGTCTCCGCGACAGTTCCCTCGACGGTGACGTCTGGGCCGACGAGCATGACCGTGGCGTCCTTATCGATCTCCAGCACGCCGCGAATGTCACGGGCCAACAGGGCGATGGGGCGCCGATCGTAGGCGCGTTGAAATGTCACGAATTCCATTAGCCAACCACCTTTCTGCGTATCTCTCGTTTCGGATTCGAGGGGACGGTGACGACGTACTCGCGCTCGCCCGCCGGTTTCGGGATCACTTCCCACGGAAGATCGGACCCGCGAGAACGCTCGTAAATCTCCACCCGGACGCCGACGAGGCCATCCCGGAAGTCTTCACCGATCAGGGCGTGTCGGATTGTCCTCACGCACTTCTGTCCATCGGTCGGGAGGATCTTGGCCTTGACGAGCCCGTCCAAAATAAACTTGGCACCGGCCGAGATGTTGTCGAGGTCTCGCTTCTGGTTCGGCTCGTACCAGACGAACGTCAGATCGACGGCGCTCGTCACTGGCTTCAGGCCGACCTCGAGAGCCTTGTAGCTGACGGCGAATGTCAGGGTCTTTTTCTGCTTCGCGCCCTTCGTCCAGTGGGTCCGATTGGCGTTTGTAATTTCGTTTAGACCGGGAAAGCGCTGCGGAAGCCAGAGGGTCTGGAGTTCTCCGGCGCTCATGCGAACCGCCTCTCCGGGGAGAGCAGCTTCATCAGCTCCGGCCCATGGCAACTCGGGCACGGGATCTTCGCGACTTCGAATACGCGATGCGCGAGCCCCTCTTCGCAGGTCCGGCGCTGATCCATCGTTACCAGAATCCGCATCTCCCCGGTGTTGTGGCAGGTGGAACAGCCGGTGCCCGGCTCCTCGGTTGGCTCGGGGCCAAGGCGAATGAACCGCTTCGCGCACGGACAGTCCCGTTCCTTGCGATAGAGGGCGTACTCGTCGCGGTTCATACCGGAGCCCCCTCCTCAAACCGCTGGGCGATAGCCAGCCGTTCACGGGCGGCGTCAAGCTCCTGGGTCGCTTCGCTCAGGTCCAGTCGCGCCGACTCCACCCGCTCTCTCGCGATGTTGACGGCCTCCTCGAGCTGGGCGATGTACTCGCGGGCGTAGGGGACGTCGTCGTTACTCAGATGGGGCCACATACTCCCGCCTCAGGTCGAAACGTTTCTTCGCAAATCTTTCCTTCTGGTCCTTCGGCACATCGTAGTAAGTCTTCTCCTGAGTCCGGACGACCACCGTCCATTTGCCGAGGATGAAGGACCCAGCCTGGTCGAACCGCTTCTTCATCCGTTCGTCGATCGCCTCGAACTCTTGATGGGCGGGGAGAAGCTCGGCACGCCGCGTGAGGTCCAGTTCCGCCGCCGGGTCCTCCACGATCCCGCCGGCCGAGGCGAAGGACAGAGGCGGCGCGCAGAGCCCCAGGAAGGGGCATTCCTTGCAATAGGGACCGGGCTCCGGCGGCAGGTCTTCCTTGGCGGCGATGGCGGCGTTGATCTTTTCGAACCGCTTCAGAGCTTTCTCGGCGACGTCCAGGACCGCCGGTTCGTCGAGGCTCACCTCGATCGTGTGTGTCTCGCCGGAGTCCTTGCTGCAAAACACCACAAGCGCTCGCTTCAGCCCCATCAGGAGGGCGTAGAGCGCAGCCTGAACGACGTAGCCTCGGATGTAGGCCCGAGGATCCATCAGGAGGCCGGTGGCGTTCCCGACCTTCCGGATCTTCTCGAAAGAGAAGCGGGAAGCGGACTTGATCTCGAGGACGATCTGTTCGTTCTCGATCAGGACCACGCCGTCGATGTGCCCGGTGAGCTGGAACTCGGGCCACGAAAGGTCTCGCTGCTGTTGGATGACTGGGACTCCGGAGTCCGTCAGCATCTTGACGATGGCCGGCTCGAAGATGTTCCCGAGGGTGTATCTGCGTTGCAATGAGACGTCGGGGAGAGTGGCGTCTTGCCAGTGGGTGCGCGCCCATTGGGCTCTGCGCTGGCATTCGAGCGCCATCCCGGCCTGGGAAACCCTGTTCGTGTACTGGGCGCGGATGTGGCGCTGTTGTTCGAAGTGGGTGGTGATGGCGGCGTCTAGGGATTCGGCGGGGGTCATACTGGCCCTCGATCGAAGAGGTGGAAAACAAGTTGGCCGGCGTGGAGCTGGAAGGTTCCGATGAACGCGGAGGTAGCGACGTCGTCTGTTGGATGCCCGGTCCCACGCACGGCGAATCGTCTCTTGCGGAGGTCATTGTCCTTCTCGACGCTGGCCCAGAAGAACGGCTGGTCTCCCTGGACCTGGACCGAGAGGATTTGGCTACCGCAGGGCATCTGGACTTCGAACTCGTCCTCGATGCTGACGGGGTATTTCCAGATGGAGCGACTCATTAAAAGTCCACCTGCTGGTCGGGGCAGGGCGGTACAGCGCCACCTGGGCCGATCGGATCGGGATGCGTGTCACTGTAGTAGCTAGGAGACCCCGGTGAGAGTTGGGCGTCGATGACGCGCAGGAAGTAGCCGGTGCAACCCTTTCGCACGCAATGGACGCTCTGCTCGCCGCTCCCGCTCCAGACCCAGGGGATCGGCCCGGCGCCATCGGTTATCAGGTGTGCGGCGGATGGGACGCGCTCGGTACGGGGAAGGTCACCGAAGCTGTCCCGAGGGAACCCGTTCATTCGACACCGCCCTCCATCTTCGCAAGCGCCTCGTCGAACTCCTTCTCCTTCTGCTTGAGTTTCGGTAGGACGAAGGCGACGCCCTTCTCGGTGAGATCAAGCGGATTGCGCTTTCCGGCCCAACCCTTCTCCTTGTTCACGGTGAGCCCCTGGAGGATGTCGGCCGCCACGTCTGACTCGCCGTTACTAATCTTGAAAAGGATCTTCTGGATCTCGGTGACTCCAGCCGCCCCCGCCTCCCGATCCGCCTTCTTCGCATCCGAAGCCCCCGTCCGGAACTCGACCTTCTGATCGCCCGAGAGCTTCATGCCG